TATCCACTACTATCATCAGTGAATATCGATCCAAACTCTCGATCAAACTGACTCTGACTCATTGTTGACTTCGCCTGACTCAATAGATTTTGATCGTACAACTGTTTTGGTGCGCAATCATAACTAAATTGCATTATTACCCTATGAGCTTCGCTTTGTTTTGTGCTACCACTTCGTATCAAACTTTCAAACTGTTCATATGCTTTGTACATATACTCAAATTTATAACTTGCAGAAGAAAGAGCTATAAGTTTATTGTTTTTCCAGACGTGTCGATCATCTTCACTCATTTTGCCTTGATCAATTAAATCGGTTTCTAAATTATACAATGATTCTCGTTGTGTTGGATTTTCCACAACACTCAAGAATGGTATGATAACCTCATTATAAATACGCTCGGGCATGAGCGCAAACTCATCGATGATGATTCTATGAAAACGAAAACCACGAAGCTTCTCACCGTCACCAAGTGGCAATGCACGAATTCTACTGCTTCCAATTTCTAGCAACCATTCATCATTGCTTTTTGATTTGTGTGTGATGCATTGTGAAAGATATGCAGCGCCTGGCTTGCTGGCAATATCTTCTATTTTTTTAAAGATCATTTTTGCCTGACGAAATGATTTAGAAAGTATACCAATCTCAACTCCTTGATTTAATAGCGCATCAAGATATGCATAAATTGCAGTGGTGAATGATTTACTCATACCCCGACTCCACACGCCCATAAAGTAATCTGTCTCGAACATAGCCTTGATTGCCATATGCTGAAAGGGAAACAATTGCACGCCGCTCACCAAGTCAGCAGTGAATGTTATATTTTCTCTTAAAAATTTATACAACAATAATTTAGCTTCCTTCTCTTCAATAAAACCTTTAATCTCTCCAAGTTTTTTGTTAAAGTCGTCGTCGCCTCTGCGCGAAAGTTGATTTCCTGTTTCCCAAGCCATTATATTAATTGATTGCTGATGTAATATTGTAAATCAACATTCCATAATTTCTTACCTAACGTTAAAATTTTTGGAATTAGTTGTTGGGACTGCTCTCTACTACCTGTAAAAATAAACTGGCAATGACCAGAAAAGTCGTGCGCCAATACCCTCATGTTGTGATAAATATACTTCATATTGGATGTGTGTGGCGACCATTTATTACGCTTTTCCATGGTGCTCATATCTGTTTCTGTTACCACAAAAAGATAACTGTCAAAATCTTTCGTGCGTTGTAGTTCTGCGCGAAATCGGTTTAGACTGTTTTTGCTTAGTGTGGATTTAAAATCTGTTTCACTTTTTCGATCAACATATGTATAATCGTAATGATTGCTACCCACGGCGTAGTCCCCAAAGTCTAATTTTAATGATTCTGAATTGTCAAACTCAAGAGGTTGCTGTTCACGAGTGTCAATAAATATTTTAACATCATCTGGCACAGGATTTTGCCATTCATCTGGCAATCGCGTACTAAATAATGGCTTAACTCCAACCAAATCACAAGCTTTGCTATATGAGCCAAAATGTTTTTGATATAAATCAACAGTTGGCATGTCACTCGTCTTTAGTTCTACATGCGACGGACCAAACCTTAACTCCTTACGTTTGATTCTTCGATCAAGCAATTCAAGAATATATTCTTTTACTTGTGCATCTGGTGTTTTTGCGCACCAATCTAATAATTGTTTTCTGTTGGCAAAATCGCGGTCAAAATATTGTTCTTTATTTTTAAATGGCAAAGGTTCTTTGGTGAGTAAATTATTTCGAGGATAATATTTGGTATAATATTCTGCAAGAGTAATTTTGTGTGAACGCAAGTGCATGTGCAATTTCTTTTCGTTTTCAAATTGTTCGGAACATATTTTACAGGTTATCATAACTCAAATCCGTATATTGTTAACCAACTCTCAGGAAATCTCCGTCTATGTCCAATAACACCCTTTCTTTGCAACCACCAAAATACATTCACGAATATTCTTGGAATATTTAATCGAAATCCTCGAGTGTTTGACACATGAGGTGTCTCAGAATATAATCGTCGGTACAATATACCACAATCAATTTGCTGCATATCACAATCAATTATATGTACATTTCTTACCATTGGACGATCAACATCATCATAATCTGTCCAATTGCCTAAATCGATACATGCACCATTCCACCAATTTTTAAAAGAACCAATAAATTTACAATTCTTAAATGTTATATTTTTTGCACCACCCTTGCATGTTATATGTTGTGTTGTATTTGAATTAGCAAAGAATGTACAATTATCAAAGGTTATGTTTTCTCCACGAACAATGTCCACGCAATCTTCACTACCACCAAATATCTGACTGTTTTTTACGATCACATTTCTGCAAAAGCTCAACTTCAAGCCCTCAACTGCTCCACCACCATCAATTGTACAAGAATCTATTGTTAACGAAAACTCTGGCTGTCCTGGGCGCCAACCAAAGCTTAAAGCTGCGGATTCTTCTTTTTCTGGAGAATCGCAAACAAAACACTTTCCATACAATACTTTTTCCTTAGATGACATCTTCTTTGGATATGCCAAGCACTCGAGCTTTCCAGTCTGGCATGGACTCTAAATGATCGGCTTCTTCTCGCGCAGCTTGCTTTTGAAGCTCGGCAATTTTGATCATAACTTCACGCTCCTCTTCTTCTTGAAACAATTGTACGAGCGCAAGAATGTTAGCGTTTTGTTGTTGTTTTGTGTTGATTCTTTTTGAACGGTCGCCTTGAAGTTTTTGAATGAGTGACTCCATTCTTTTTTCGCATTGATTGTATTCTTCGCTTTTTGTTTTTAATAGTTCGGCCAATCGAACAGTTAGATCTTGTTGATCCTCTGCCTCATCAAACATTCTATTCAATTTATTGATTGCGCCTTGTATGTTTTTTAAATGTATATAATCCATACATACATTGATGTATAAATTAATTTCATCACTTGTTAAATCTGGTTTGTCCCAGGTTGCACGCACAAATTCTGCCTCAAATAAATCGCGATCTTCTTGGCTGTCATAATTATTTATAACTTGTATAAAGCGGGGAGAAGCAAGAAAGCCACCTAACGATTCAATTCCTTTTCTTTCCGCCATACTCAATTTATTTTCGTCAATACGGGTTTGAGCATAATCATTTATTTTCTTTATGATCTTGCTTGGAGCTTTGGGCGGAGAATATTTCCTAAAGGCCGCGTCTTCAATCGCAGGAGTTGTTAGGTGTTCATTGCTTTCAACGTATGCATGAATAGCAACGTATTCTTGACCAACCTTTGTTATTCTTGCTTCTGGAAACAATATGCCCGCAACTTGACTGCAAGTCATACCATCACTAATAGAGTTATCAATAAAATCTTTTTGTTCTTGATTTAAAGATATTGGGTCTTTCGCACCAAAGTGTCGGGTCTCATAATTTATTTCGTTATCAGCAAGAAACTTTCTAACGGCCCTACCTTGTTTGCTGCGACCATCAATATTTTCTAATTCTGGAAAAACTAATTGAGTCAATTCAGTTAAATCTGTGATGCTACCAGCATTCTCGCGGATAATATCTTTTTGTTTTTTTGTTAAATCCATGGCGGGTCACTTCTTAAGGATATGACATCTTCACGCTCGAGTATTTCTTGCGCTTTTTGTTTGAACATTTTCTTTAAATTCTTTATTTGCTTGTAGCCAGCCTTGCGACCTTTTTCACTGGTTTTGTATCCCATTTTTTGTGCGACCTCTTCTTCATCCAAGTGTTGAACAAATAATAATTCGTATACTTGATATTGTTTTTCGTTTAATTCTTTTTGCATGTGAATGTTTAATTTGGCTTGTGCATCAAGAATATCAAAATTATAATCTCGCATGGATCCAACCTCGTGAGTATGATTCTCGAGGGCTAATGCCATCTTGATTCCGTATGCAGGCTTCTTGGTTCGCTCCCACTTGGCGTACAATGGGCAGGAAGAGTCCTGCAAGCCGCTTTTAGTGAATCCGCATAGAGATGACTCTCCTCCATCCTTTGTGGCGCAATTTTGATTGAATGGACAGTTCAGACAAGGTCTCACAAAGTTGCTGTAATTGTTCCGCAAAATGTTTTTCATTTGATTGGTTATGATTTTGTTAATCCATGGCTTGAGAGATCTTCTTTGATCCCATTGATGCCATTTTTTATGAATATGAGCTCGAATGATCTGCTCAACATCATCAAAATCAAACCATGCTAAAGAATCTAAAAACCACTTGCCTCTTCTTTTTTTTATTTCAAGATCAATTTCTTCTGACTTGTCCTCGTAAGTGAATTCAGGATTTTCTTGGTCGGCCACGTCTTTTCGCTTTTTTTTGAGGAGGATTGGGTTGATCATCTTTATTGATAGCTTCTATTTCTTCGAGAGGAATAATATCCTTGAGGCTAAATTTATTTTTGTCTTGCTCGATACTGTATGAAAATTTGGTTATATCTGGCACTTCGTATACATCTGTACCATCAGGATCGTCAATCTCTGCATGTTGAACAGGAGTTCGTCGTTTTGGAGCTCGACGGATGGGTGTCGACTTGCTTGCGCTGGTCGAACTCGTTTTAGCCGCAGATAATATGTTTATACCCTCTCCACAACCACCGCAAAATTTTGGTGCCTGAACAGAGTACATATTTTTAAAACCACAATGAGGACAATATGAGAAAGCCATAATATATTTATATTATAGCTTAAAATATAATTATATCAAATAACCGCTAATTACGCGTGCTTGTTTCTTGACAAATTCTTCAGCCTCATCACTCCATACTCGATTCTCTTTTACGTAATCTAATATGATGATACCAAGTATCTTACCATTTAATGTTTTGATTGGTCTAGCAAACATACTTTTCACACCCTTATCTTCAAGAAATGATTTGAATGTTATATCATCAGTATATTTTTCTAAATTTGGACACTTAAATGTTTTTTCTGATGCTATATCTTTTGTGAGGCCGTGAAAATTTGAGGTGCGAACATTCTGTATTTTATGACACTCAGAACTGATTCCCTCGCTAACCACTTCGTATGTGCAGCTTAGCTTTTGTTGACTTCTTCCAGAAAAGTAGTGTTCTCCATTATGAAACTCAAGAACATATGCTCTATCAGCTTCGGTTTCTGCAAGAACATATTCTAAAGCTGTGACAATGCTACTATGCTGATTCGGATCGTAGCTAAATTCTTTACTCTTTCTTTCATCGTACCTTATCTTAAAGTACATGCCTGCAACAGCAGTGATCGCTGAAACTATACCTGTTAAAACACTAATTATATCAAGTCCACTATCCATTTTTAAACAATTTCGATGAGAGAGCCAAAAGCATAACCGATCCTATTATAATTGAGAACCATAACAAGGACCCATAAATATCAAGCTTTTGCAATTCATCACTAATATATAATACATTATTTTCTTGACCAGGAGAAGCTTTTTCCGCTATTTCTTGCGGTTTCTGTATAAACTTTTTTACGCAACCACTAAATAATAAAAAACACAATCCTATATATCTCATCTACGTTTACTTGGTATCGCATAAAATCCAACCACCATAAAACACAAATCCATAAAACTAGCTAACATCAATCCTCCTGTCATTTTTACCATCTCCCAATCTTTGCCACCAAATATCCAGCTTACAAAGCCAAGCTTTCCTCCATCTCCTTTGGGTACAATGATGTTGTATTCTATTTGTGGATTCATTGCATAATAAATCATCAAAAAACACATAGTGAAAGTGATACTCATAAATAATATTCTACGAGACACTTTGACAAAAGAATCACTGCTATTTTTTTGTTGGCTGTCGATTAATGCCTTGAGCATCGTTTCATCTCGCGCAGCAAGTGCCAATTGATCTTGACGTTTTTGATCCAACCATGCGTTGAGCAGATTGCAGCCGAGTTTGATCGCGGCACCTATGATAGTGTTTAATATTGGTCCCATATATTGATGTACACTTTTAATTTTATTGACTTGTGTGTAATATAAGGTATGTCACAACGAAACATCCTAGAAACACTCAGTAAAAATCTAAATTCTTATCAATCAACATGTTGGTTAAAAACAGAAAACGCAAAATTAAATGGCGCGACTCCTGCAGAATTGATGATGGAAAATAAGCTTGATAAAGTGGCGAAAATATTGCCCGACGAAATTAAACGAATAAAAAGCAAAAAAAACAATTAACCACAAGACTCAATTGTAAAATTTATTCGAGTGTCAAATATTTGGTTTCTTGTATATGATATATAATCAAAACGAATAGAATCAGGAGTTGTTGTTATCACAGACTTGAGATTATAATCGTTATTGTTGTAGTGTATTTTTGACATCACAATACTACTACTGCTTCCAACATCAATTGAATTGGTGGTATTATAATTTTGTATTGATACGCTTGATTCGCCAAAGTTTTTTTGAAGAGTCAAAGAAGGTAATACTATGGTCTTCCGATCATACAATGGGCCATCTCCAACAGAAACAAAAGGTTGTTTTAAATCAACAAAAAATTCAACATCGCAAAAAAACTGACAATCAGTAGACAATAAATTCTCATCATTTAAAAAAGTAAAAAAATTTAATTTTGATTGCCGCGGTTCGACATTCAGATGTACGGTCTTTAAAAAATATGATGATTGTTTTGATGTTGTGGCTTTTGATAATAGTGTTCGTACAATACTTTTTGCAGATGGGTATTCTGCGTTTGAAATAAAAACCAAATCTTGATCAAGATCGACATTCTCAACATCAAGTGTTGGATATAATGATATATCCATGATCTAAGTGTTGTATGTTTGTGCTTTTATTTTTGCGCAACAATATGCCGAATTGATGCTTGATAAATCAGAAACATTTTGCAACCTTAAAGACGACAAACTTATTGAATCGGTGAGTGCTTGAATGAATGATACATTTCCTACGATGTTTGTTTGGCGACCATCTTGAGTTGCACAGGTACTCAAATTAACATCGCCGGAGGATGCGCCGATAGCAATCTCTGAGACACCCTCGAATGTCATCAGTTTGCAAACATCCTCGCCACCGTTTTTTATGATTGTCGCGGTAGGAAATTTTGCTTTTTCTCCGAATTCAAATGTGACAACAAAACTAGATGCAGTACTCAACAAATAATCGCGCGAAAACGATAAAATTGAACTCTCGAAACTTAATGTCTTGTACTGACTATCAAGATAATCCGATTGAATTGAAAAAGTATTCAAAAAAACAGAAGACTTTATTTTATATAATGTACTAGCATGCTCGATCAATAGCCAGCTAGCGTTTGCGTCATAGGATGCTGGCTCGGACAGCTCTTGTAGAAGTGTAGGCATGAATTATATTACACACAACAAAGTAAAATTATATAGAATTGCGCGATTTACTTGTTATCATGTACTATGAATGATGCATTAACTAGAATCAGTGTTTTACTTTTGTTTTTTTATATGGCTTGGTTTATGTGGGATCAACACGAAATTATTGAACATCAACGCGAACAAATACGCAACCTACAAACCGAATCATTTTACAATGCAATGATCATTGAAGCAATCAAACAACAACAAAAAAATCCAATTCATAAAAAAATACTTTAAAAAAATATAACCTATAATATAATCATATATGACAGACGAAAATATCCAAAATAGTAACAGTTCTGAAGATAACGTATCAGCCGAGCGCAATGACGCTGCGGTTGCACTAGCGAATGAATTTCTCAGTCGCGCAACACTAGGTGAAGCGCTATCTCAGGTTTCTCTCAACGCAATTCTACAATTGGCTCAAAGTCGTGCATTACAGCAAGGCAAAGAAGAAGTCAAGGGTATGAGTGACGAACAAGTAACAGAACTTCTTGAGACAGTACAAAAAAGCCGTCAAGAAGCAGAATCTACTGCTCAACAAGCAGTAGACGAAGTTACAAGCGAAACCGCTGAAGCGAGCTAACAATTTCGCTAAGGTTATAGCAGGCTATACGGTCTGTTACTATATTGTAGCCCGGGGTAGTTCCTATACTATACCCGGGCTCTTTTGTGTCTGAAAGTATCAGGTCGCTGATAAAATCATGTGCGCCGTGACATTTGAGCCAAGCCCAATATGCACTTCGCGTGCCAGGTTCACACTCTAACAACACATCCTCAAAAATAAATGTTCGCGCAAATAACGTAACATCGCGAAAACAACTTATTTCACTGGGCGGTTCGGTGAGGCAAGATTGGATTTTGAGTTGCATTGGTAATAAGAATTAAAATATGTTACCAAAATTAAAATCAACCGTAACACTATCTAAAATCTTAAAAACAGAAACGTGCTCTCGTTGCGACCAGGCATGGTACGAATTTTTAGTACCAATAGATCCATTTCTTTCTGTTTCTCCAGAAAGCCCTCTCCAGGCTTCTTGATTTGCTGAACCATTTCCTGGAGATCCTGGAGGATACAAGTGATTTGCATCATAACCATTCCAGTTGGTTACGTTTGAGCCAGGAAATCTAATTCTGCTTGAAGTGTTTCCGTTTGGATAACCTGAATCTTCAATACATCTTGATCTAAAATGTTGATTCCCAGTAGAAAATGTGTTTCTATGTAGTCCAATTGTGTATCCATAGTTATAAGCGCCTGTGTATTTTCCAAAACTAATGCACTGTATCCATGTATTTAAAGGAACCTCAAATGATATCGTTTTATTCCAAGCGTTTCCAGATGGAACATACCAATAAGCTAGTGCATTACTCCAGGTAGCGTTAGTATAATTATTGCTTGTAAAATTAAATTTAGATAAACCAGGCATACCTTGCCAACCCCAAATACCTAACATGGCACCACCAAGCCAACCATAATTCGAGGATATATTGCCTGAATGTCCGTATAAATATTCATCTCGATTTCTTAAAGTTAATAACCCAGTTGTTTGAGTGCTTGCACTGATATTTATCAATTTTTGCCTTGAAGTTGAATAATCTAACCCTGCGTCAATAGCAAATTGTGTATTAATATCTGCTAAACCTTGTGAATCCTGCACTTCATATCTTATTCGATACTTCGAACTATTTCGTGTGTCGGTATTTTGTACAGCCCATGGATTTGAATGATTAGTTGATTGATCGTAAACATGATCCCAGAGTTCGGTTAGTTCATTGTATTGTTCAACAGTTTTAACGATATTACTTGTTAAATCTTCATCTTGCGCATCCGATGCGGTCGCACCCTCGTCAATGAGTCTATATTTTGCTGGATTGTTGCCATAATGAATCATGCCACCCATGAATCTATGGTTTTCGCAATAATAAAAATATGTACCGTGTAAATTAGCGTCGCTCACAGTAAATGTTGTTTTTGCGCCAGCTTGTCCGGGAGTACCCTTAAAAGTAACACCTGGTGTATATTCAGATCCAAGATACAAATGTGCGCCGTCTGGATACAGCGCGATTCTCAAACGATGACCAGCATTAGAACTATCACTTTGATCAAAAACGATTGTATCACCCGCATTTGCAACAACGATTTTTTGGCGCAATCCATTAATAAAAAATACTGAATTACCTTCTGAGTTTTGAGAAACTTCAACAATCATGAAATTCTTTTCCAATTCAGTATTGCACTAGCAGATGGCATATATTCATCATCTAGCGTATACATTCTTTTTCCCGGAAACGTATCCGTCCATCCAGAATCTTTGATTAAATTATTTTCTATATTTTCATTTGTTTGCTCAAATTTAATCCAAGAAGTGTTGCTGTTATATGACGGGCCGTAAACAGTCCACGGCACATTAAAATGAATATAATTACCCTCCCTCAACCAATTTAAATTCCACGCTTGCTCAAAACCTCCAAATTGACCTGTTCCACTAACTTTCCGAGCTTTGCCGTTTTCATTAATTCTATATAAAATATCCGAAAACCAAACATAGGCTTTATTAAGGCTTGTAAATTCTACTTTCATTTTAATCACTACAGTAAAGTATTCACCACTTTGGTCGGGGGAGGTTGAACCAGACCCATTCCCCTCCCAGCTAGTTCCAATCAAAGCGTTAGTGGTAAAAAAATCTGTATACTCTATAGGTGTATCAGTATTAACAAAAAACATACTCGGTCCAAGCAAATCAATAACAGGTGGCGTATTGTTTGTATAATTTGCCCCTCGCAATCCGCCGAGACTATAATTGCTTGATGGATATGCCGCATTGCCTGCAAGCACAATTTCGCCAGCATTTGATGCATCATATAATTTTTGAATACTGATGCTTCCCTCCAAACCGGGTGACTCAAAAGATGATGCAGACAAGCCCTCGCGAAGCGCCAAGAATTCTTGTGTTTCGCGCATGCTGATTGAACCATCGGTTTTGAAAGTTCCATCGTGTGCGCCAATGATTGTATCCGCCATAGGCTATATTTACACTTTATTTTTTCTTGCTTATTTTTTCAATTACAAATTTTAATATTTTGCTTCTTAGTATGTCTTCTGCTCCAAAATGAAATGTGTGTATGCCGCGAGCTTGACTTTCTTGGTCATTGAAGATTGAATACATGTCCGCGAATCCACTTTTGCCATTGATATCGCTTTGCATTGGATCGCCGCAAATGATCAACTTGCTGCCCTCGCCCAAACGAGTCATTAATGTGGTTAATTCTTTAAAGGTAAAATTTTGACTTTCATCGGCGATCACGATTTCATCACGCCAACTTGCGCCGCGAAGATAGTTGATGGGCATGCCTTTTACTATTTCTTTTTCTTTTATTGTGCTGGCTTGGCCAGGAATCAACAGCTCGTCGAGCTTTTCATTCATTGGCATCATGTAAGGATTGATTTTTTCAGCCATTTCTCCGGGAAGCGCGCCGAGGCTCTTCTCGCCGCTCTCTGCGATTGTGCGTACATATGTGATGCCGCGCTCATTATTCATATTGTAAAGTTGTAGAGCACCGTATATGGCCACGTATGTCTTGCTCGTGCCCGCAGGGCCACTTATGAATATTATTTTGCTATCATTATCAAAGATGATTTGTAACAATTGCTTTTGTTTTTCAGTGAGTGCAATTTTTTTAAGCTTGATGTTTGTTTTGGTTAATGATTTACGAATTTTTTCAATTTCCGCTTCATTCACGATTTCTGGTTTTTTCTTGCGTCGAGGCATGATATATATTATTGTACAATATTGTACACTTTTTTTAAGTTTTTTTTGAGGCGGTCTAGTCTTTAAATAATTATAAATAGGTTATTTTAAAAAGGGCCGCCGATTTTTTTTTGGATCGAGCATATGTAGTAAATTATATAATGTGAATTTCATATTGAAAAAAGGCACCCCCCGCCGCTATTGTACAATTCGATCGAAAAATTAATCCATTTAATGGGTAGGGTCACCATGGGGGTGGGGTAGCTGTAAAGTTTTTTTACTTTTTTTGTCTTAGGGGTTGACTTTCGTTTGTCTCATGTCATACTCTACATCATAGACAATAACAAATAATAACAAATAAAATATCATGTTCTTAGAAATACTATTCATCATCAACTTTTCCTTCGTATTCTTTTTTGCTTACAAATGCATGACATCAAAGAGCATTGATCTTTTTGAGGATGTATCGAAAAAAAACTAAAATAAAGTTTGACTTTCACGAAAAAATTCAGTAGATTAAGTACATGATTAAGAATAAAAGATACGCAGTTTCCTTCGAAGTTTTAACCTATCGCAACGGAGACCTTCACTCAAACAAACAAGAGTTTACCACTATAACAGGTGAAGTAAACAGACAAACAGTTGCTTCTCATGCTTGGCATCTCATCAAAGAAGGAACAAAAGAAGTTTTTGAACCTGCTTGCGGTTCTGCAATTGATGGCGAGTATGTCACACTTGAACGCAAGCTTGGCAACATCTTGAACATAAATGAATTGCCTGAACCAACAGGCGAAATGAATTACGATCACGCTTACGCTGATTGCGAAAAATGGAACTATAATTGATATGACAACTGAAATAAATAACTTTCCCGAACTAGATCTTAGCCTCGCATTAAGCAAGGCAGAAGGAAACCTAAAGTTTCTTGCACAGGCTGAACTTGCAACCTTTACGCAAGGCGAGTCAGTACTTGAAGCATTGCACGCAGTACAACAAGCACGCAAGCATTGGGCAGAAGTAATAACAAAACAAAAAGAAGAAGGCGCGAAAAGGTTTGACTTACTACGCTAAACCTTTAGACTAAATACATCATGAGAAAAGTAACACAACAAATTAAACAAGCATTCGAACAACGCCAAGCCAAGTCGGTTGGCAACACCATGACAGACGGCAACGCTGTTTGGTTGCATGGCAATAAGATAGTGCAACGCACTGAGGACGGGCTTGTGCTTGGTAGCCTCGCAGGTTGGAACACGCCAACCACGAGAGAAAGAGTCAATGGAATAACAGGATTGGGCTTTCATCAGAAGAACTTCGAACCTATGCTAAACGGCAACATAGTTGACCCATCCGATTGGTTCGCAGTCGAGCAAGGTCCCGCGTTCGGGTAATGGCGTAAAGCCCTAAGCATCAACAACTTAGGGTAAACCGCCTACGAGAGTTTTGCGTAACTCGTTGGTATACAACAACTTACAACAAACCTAAAATCTTTCTTAAAATAAAACAACTTTTTTTTGCGTGTTTACATAAGTGCATGATAATCAATAGTTTATGACACAAAGTTTTTTTGCTATCGGCTTGACTTGGGGGCGTTTTGGTAGTACTTTGTATATATAAGATTAAGTAAGACAATTAACCAAAAATCAAAATGAAATTATCACAAAACCAAATAAACTCCCTCTTTTCAATACTTGCCGACGCTGATGAAGGTTGCAACGATCGTGCTTGCGACAACTTGGCAGAAGCCTTTGGTGGTGAGCTTGGACTTGGTGAAGTACTTTCAGTTCCTTCTGAGTTGTCATCCGAACAAGTTGTTTCTGAGATACAAGATCCTCAGTTATGGTGGGAATCGGGTTGCGTCGAAGCTTGTGAAGAAATACTTGAACTCGTAAGATAAAGCTTGTACTTTTAATCTTTAACCCTATAATAAAATTATGAATAAAATTGAAGTTAGAATAAAAAAATGGTCAACCTATTGGTCTGTCAAGATCTTTGATACAGGAACTGAATATCCTAGAGTTAGAACTGCATCTAGTCTTGCGTATCTTAATGCAATAATAAAAGATGAAAAGTTAAATTCTCCTCGCTTTAATGTTGTCAATCAGCATTGATCCTAGCGGGCTAATAGCTCAGCGGTAGAGCACCGCGTTGATAACGCGGCGGTCGGTGGTTCGAATCCACCTTAGCCCACCACTTTAAAAAGATTGCATAAGTTGTTGCATACCAGCAACTTGCGCAAAAAATCCTAGGGCCGGTTTGCGTAAGTCGTTGACAGTCAACGCTTTACAACAAAACAAATTATAATCGCAAATAAATTAAAGTTTTTTTCGCGGTTTTATATAAGTGCTTGATTGATAGTGTTTTATGATAGTGAGATAATTGCAAATAAATTTGACTTTTGCGGATTATGTGTTTAGATTGTATATATAAGATAAGATAAGACTTTAACAATTAACCAAATTAAATTATGAAAATCAAAGACATTATATTCCTAAAAGCTAACGACAACCAAGTATCCGCTCACTTGTACTACTCCACAGAAGATGTGGCTTATGAGTCGATGTCCTCAGTCGGTGTTTCTCGCAAGCAAGCAATCTTTAATCTTTGCAAACAAGGCAAGCTCTCTTGGGACTTGTTCGCTGAAGCTAAAGCGATAGCATTAACTAAAAAAGATCCACGCTTTGAAAAGAAAACTTTTGTTTCTCGCAATAGTGTTCGCGACCAAAGACTCGCAGACATCTGTGATGATATGCGTTGTTCAGTTGCCGAAGCAGTTGCGTTTCTTGATCGTGGAATTGCACCTTGCGGTTGGTAAAATAAACCTTGACCTTTCAACCTTTAATCAATAAACTCTATAATTATGACAGAAGAACTAGAAGAATTCATGACAGAAGAACTCGGCATCATTGATCGCCTCGGAACTGATCCTCTTGAAGGATTGGATCTTTTTGAAGATGTTGGTGGCAACATTTGGAATCTCGATCAAATCCTAAAAGAATTCAAGGATAGCAAAAATAATTAACTTTTTTCTTGCGTAAAATTAGGTTTAGTAGTAGTTTAGTAGTATGGAAACAAGATTAGATAAGATCACAAAAACAATGAGCAAAGCTCGTCAACAAAAACGCCAAGTGTGGATTCTCGATGCACTCATCGCCATTTTTGACAATGAAGCCTTAAAAGGCTTTCGCGAACAAGCCGACTTGGATTATGGCTATCACTCTCAATTTGATCAATAAGATGATTAATGTATACAAAAACCCTAACTTTGACAATTGGTACAATGTTGTACTAAACGGCAAAATAATTGACAACGCTCGCCACTACGCTAAGGCAATGGAATTGGCAAAGAAAATAAGCGTAAAACGCAAAGTTCCAATACTTTCTTCTAAGTAGCTGAACATCAACGACTTAGGGCAAACGGCCCAGGCGAGTTTTGCGTAACTCGTTAAACAACAACTGTTTACAACAAAGTAAAAATAATTGCATCTTTTTTTGCGTTAGGCTTGACAAGTAGGTGTTTTGGTGTTAGGTTTAGGTATGATTAAAATTAAAGATGTAGTAGTAGATTACCAACGCAGAATCCTCCAAGTCGAGGGTTTCCAAAAAGATGGAGCTGAAACTTTTGTTCTTGCAAGAATTTATCGCTCACAAGATCGTGTTGCCGTTCCTCTTTCCTCAGTAAAAAAACATCCATTCTTTGCATAAAAAAGCTTGCAAAGCTTAACCTTTTACCTTACTCTCTCATTATGAACAAAGAACAAGAACTAAAAGAACTCATTGAAATTCATACGCCAATCGCAGATGCGGGAGTTGCAAGTGCAAAAATTCTTGTAACAAATGCACAAATTGAGCTTGACGAAATACAAGAAATTCGTCAGAATCAAATGACATTAACCTTGACAGATTAAACAAAATAAACATAATTAACAACATGACTGAATCACAAAGATTAGAAATCATTCGCCAAATGGCGAGCAACAATAACGCTACAGAAATCTCTCCTGTATTCAAATCGTTCGTGGAAGATCTTCGAGCAGACATTCTTGCAGAAGAATTGATCGTTGAACATGGCTTGCTCAAAGCAACCGACCGAGATGTTGAGGACGAAGTCTCACACCTTGCAAGTAAAGAAGATCGTTCAGACGAAGAAGATGACTTCGACAATGACGAAAATCTTCACGACATGGAAGCGGTTAGTCCAACCATGCGAGCAATCTTTGAACGAGATTAAGCTTTACTTTTCAACCAAAAATTGCTAAAATAGTATCATGCAAATAAAAAGTAAAATACAAGTTCTCGCAGAAAATCTGCGAAAAGTAACTCAACAAAAGTTTGTGGCGATTCGCAAGGGCGATCACGAACAAGCACATAATCTGCACGGAATGCAAATAGAGCTTGACTTGCAACTTCATCTGCTTGAGTCGAAGCTTCAAAAAAATGATCCTTGCCTTGTTTGTTAATGGATGTAACAACAATTTTAATCATTAGTTCAATAGTGGGAATTATACGCATGATTCACGATCACTTCGGAAGCGGGGCATGGTAGGTTAATGTTTTGGGGGAATAGGTCACTCGCTGAGTATCGGAGTTTGACCTTTCTCCCATCTCATTGAGCATCAACGACTTATGGCAAACCGCCTAGGCGACTTTTGCGTAACTCGTTGATGTTCAAAAGGTTATGCAAAAACATTACAAAGCAAAAAAAAGCCCCCGAAGGGGCTAATCTCTAACTCAATCAAAAGTCAAGTCAATAATTTTTTTAATTCATTTTTTGATAGGTTGACTTTAGTTGCTTGTAAGTGTTTAAGATGGTCTTATCTGTTTCTAATAATTTTTGAACAGAAGGTTTTTTGTGATTGTAATACTTGAAGTTGAGTTGGTCAAGTAATTCCCTACTCTTTGCAATTGCTTGATGTTCTGAGCGAATAGCTTTTCTAATTTGTGGTTTGATTGGATCGCTCGAATCAAGAGACTTTAGTCTTGCTTCATACCTTGCTTTTCTCTTTTGTTTTTGAGATACTTTTTTTGCAATCTCAATTCTCTCGAAAGTTTGATCGACTAGCATATCATACAAACCTTGATCAATACCTGTTTCTGAAGGATATGGAGTTCCACGCATATCTTCTTCTTTTACATGATGCAATGCAACTTGAATACCACATTTTCTTTTTAACAAATCACTCATGTTTTTCTTGAATGCTCTCAAGGTGTTGATATACTTCTGTTCTTGCTTGTGAAAATTAGTAAATTGTTTTTGTAGTATGATACTACTTGCAGAAATAAAAGATGACAAATAAAAAGCTCCGTCTTCGTTTACTCCCTTAACATATGAATTTTCATATCCTTGCAATCTAGTAACTGGATCAACTGAAGATCCCGCCTTCAAGTGAAGAGTGTTTAGGTTAGTGTCGAGGTTCATTGCGATGTAGCACTTTTTAGTTCTCATAATTCTTAATCTGTGTTTTGTTTTAATTTTGGATAAGCTAATCTCATCCTTTAATAAATACAGTATGACAGTTTTTTACCTTAAGTCAATAGTTTTTTTCATAAAATTAAAAAAAATAAAAAAAGTTTGACAAACCTCTTGCGATGCAGTAGGTTGAGGTATGACTAAATCAGAAATGCAAAAAGAAATCCTAGAACTTCACAAGGTACTCAAGGAGTGCATCTTGACTGACTCGCAAAGAGTTGCGATACGCAATGAAATTGGCGAGTGGGAAGACCACATTGCTCTCCTAGAATTCGAGGATCAACCCGACATCGACTGGGGCTTTCACTCTCAATGGGAGTAACACAAGTCCCTGACAATCAACGACTTAGGGTAAACCGCCTAGGCGACTTTTGCGTAACTCGTTGATGTTCAGTATCTTACATAACTTTTTGAGGTTTGCCCGCTTTGGTGCATTTGTACATTTAGTATAAATACATATCGGCGGTTCTATTTCTATTTGCTATTTCTCTATTTCGTATTTACTATTTAAGTATTTAGTATTTGCAAGCATCCTCTTGTATGTTGTCTTGTCTAATGTCTACAAGTAATTTTTCGTGCAGTATGCCATCAAGATCAAATTGCTTTATCAACTTTGATATCTGTAATGGTGATTGATGAGCGAGTACATCATCGTGCTTGCCCAATGGTACAAAGTCTCCACGCTGATTGAACACCGCAACTTCGTAAGTGTTTGGATGATCTCCATAAAAGAAATCTCCACCTTCAGTATTGCCCACAACGCTGAAAGCGTAGCCATTGTCAAGAGTCAAACTTGCTTGAACGCCCAAATCTTGTAGGTTCGCGTGAGGAGTAAATGTTAAGTCATCAAAGGTCTTCATGGTAGATATAGATTGGTTCGTTGTTGTAATTAAGATGATTATGACGAATAAATGTGTTGTTGTCAATGTTTTTTTTCATGGTTGCTTCGCCAATAAAGAAATCGCTTTTGTGTGTCTTGTCTTCTGAGAGAACGGCAATCACACATCCATCGTTGCTTTTGGTTATGAGATACTTTTTAGTTGCGGTAGAAACTTGCATTTGTTTTGTTTTCGTATAGTGTTTCGTATGAGTGTGCTTTGTTGGCGATTGCTTTTAATGCTCCACCAACTACATTTAATAGTGAAAACGCATCTTCGTCAAGCAAATTGTTTTGCTCCATTGGCTCGATGAGTTTGTCGTGAATGAATGCCATTGCCAATTCGTTTGCTTCGAGAGCATCCAAGTCTTGGACTTGCAAGTGGTGTGGATCGTTAAGACGCATGAGTGAGATTGGTTTTGTGTTTGAGTTTGCGATGAATCACTTTTGTCTTGAGCTTGTGTGGTCGAGACTTGGTGAAGAGAATCTTTTTTCTGATCTTGATCATGGTTATAGTATGACAGAGTAATCAAATTAGTCAAGTACTAATTCTGAAGCACGATCAAATACCGCTTTTTTTGTGACAGATTGAACACATCTTTTTGATGGATTAGATCTGCGAAGACCCGAAGATAAAGATAGTGAACTTGATGTTTTTCTGAGTTCTTCATTTAAGGAACGAACTTCGCCATTGATGTCATCATAGCCATAAGTAAAATATTCATGGGTTTTATGAACCAATAAATTTCTTATATACTCGCAAGCGATAATACTCATCTCGTCAACGCAATCCAATCCAAACCTCCAAAATTTAAGATCAATAATATTCTCGGGAATGCCATCCCAAATAAATCCTCCAAAAATATATCCTCCTGTTTTAAGTAGTTGAGCATTTATTCCTGCATCCCCAATCTTTACTGAATGTCTTTTTTTGACATTAATACATTTAAACTCAATTCCATGCCCGTAACATAAATCTCTTGGCAAGTAGCTTCGCTCGACAATCTCGATGGGAAAATCTACAGAAGCAATAGGATTTGGATTTCTATAAGGAACCCCAGACTCGTCAGTCATACCGACAAGTTCTGCGAATACATCTTCGCCAAAATTACCATGCTTGTTGTTTTTCTTTGAGTTTTTGCAAAATGTGTTGTTATAGTTATAAGCACCATTCAAGTGACCTTCGTGCATAAGTTCTGATGCTTGTTTAATAATTTTTGTTTTTTCAATCATGTTCTCTGCAATTTAATTTATAAATATAAGTATGACAGCTGGCATACTAAAGTCAACCCCTTTTTTAATAAAATTAAAGAAAGTTATAAGTGCCTCCACATCAACGACTTGCGCGAAATCGCCCAGGGCAGCTTTGCGTAACTGCCTGACGCTCAACGGGTTAGTAGCCTAACCAATCGAGAACCTTCTGAGCTGAATACTCGACAAGGTCGCCAACCTCATCAAAAAATTCTTGCTTTCCCTGTTCATCAATGCCATGATCGTCAAGCTCTTGCATTGCTCGTGCATAACTAATAGTCATCGCTTCCGCTGATTCGTAATAAGTATCTGTCATGATGTAATAATAGTTGAGTTGAGTTGAGTTGTCAAGAGTCAATCCCCTCTTGAACAAATCCTGTTGTATCTTTCTTTGCCATACCTTTCTCGATAAGACCAACAACAACACCTTGCTTGTCAAGAAAGCGAAGATCGTTGTCGTCACCATTGGCAACTTCGTAACCTTTCCATGTCTTGGGTAATTGATTGCGAAATACAACCGCAACATTACCGCCCATCTCAAGAACCATTTCTGCAAGTTTGTCGTTTGTTTCTGAACGACTGAATGTCAAGTGGTAATTCTTGGGAAACTCTTTGTGCTTGCCAAGATACTGAGCCATACGCTTGAACGACTTGGTATAATCATAAAATTGAGTTGACGGAAACTTGTCAAAGATTGTTTGAGGTTGCTCTTCGTTAAAGAATACAGATTCCCAAGCAATGTCACTTGTAAGATTGAGACGGAAAACGGATTGCATACTCTTCTTTGTTGCAGACTTAATTGAACTAGAAATTTCTTTTGATAACTTGGAAAGGAAATCCATTTGCTTATCGAAGAACAACTTTGTCTTTGCAATACGAGATGCTTGAACTGAATTCATTTGTCCACGACCCGCTGTGTTGAGGCAACTTGCTGTACAACCCTTGCTTCGCCATTGGCAAACTTCAAAGCCCGAAAGATTTGCGGGAGCAAAGTGAATTCCTTTAGTAATGTAACCGAGCTTTTCGCCCTTTTCAATTTTTTGGTTACCTGCGGTAAGTAGTGTTGTCTTAATCATGTATCCAATTATGACAGATAAACTACCCAAGTCAACCCCTAAAATGCAGAAAAGTAAAAAAAGTTTTGTTGTGCATGTTGCTGTGTTTCAACGACTTGCGCGAAATCGCCTAGGCCCGTTTTTCCTAACTGCCTGGCCTTCAACAACTTATAAAATATCATTTGCGGATACAAAAAAGCCCCCCAAATGGGGGGCTTAGACCCTTGACTTAACAAGGCGACATCATCAACTCACCGACCTTTTAAAAGTTTTGTCGGCACAAGTTGCACGAAGCACATGGCGACGATTAACACGACGATTTGAGCCATTCATGTCCGAGAACATAACATGACGAGAGGTAACGCTATTGATTTTAGCGGAGAACGCTTTGCGTTGCTCACCTTTTTTAACAAGAAGGGAAACGAAACGACCCTTGAGACTTTCAACTACATTTTGGAGTTTTGGTTGCTTTTTCATAATTTTGATTTTGTTTTAGGTTTGTGTTATGGTTTGTTGTGATTAAGATGCGTTTGCCACTTGAGAAGTCAAGCCGACTTGAGAGTCAAGAACACCATGCAATGCAAGCGAGCGACTTGGCAATTGTGTGATTCCACCCTTGAGAATGTGAGTGAATCCATTATAAAGCGAGTGCATGGTACGAGGAGAAAAATCGTCATGTTCGGGTTTGTGCCATTGCTCGACAACATCAGCAATCTTTGCTTTGCTTATCGCTCCATTTTGGAATGCACGAATCACAAGGTCATGTGCTTGCTCGTTGTCAAGTTCATACTCTTTGTATGCCGAGATGCGTTGCTCGTCACTTGCCCATGTCTCAGTCATTTTGCCAAGAGTCTTTGCAATCACTTGAGACAAGTCTCGCAAAATGTGAGTGGTGTGCCGTCTAGCAAGAACAACTTCGTTGGTGAAGATAAGGTTTGAACAAACAAAAGGAGCGTTGCCCATGCACAATCCCGCAGGAAAACATTTGTCGTGCGAGTTGCGAAGACCAACAATAGTTCCACGCTCGTCATTGTCAACACCTGTGTTCTTAACATGAAACAAGCCAAAGTAGCGTTGACCATAGCGGTGAAGAGAATGGTAAGTTTTAACGATTTCCCAACCATTGCCTTGCATTTGTTTTTGCACACGATTAACAAGGTCAGCATGACCAATTGGTTGCCAAGAGTCAGTAGCTTCGGGAGTTGTTACATTCTCAACATCCTTGAAGGAAGATTCTTTGGTTGCACATACGGAGAGATTGATTTCTTTTGTCATAATTTTTTTAGTGTTGTGAGTTTCTGTCTTTGATGAGTTAATTATACTAAAGTTTTTGTTTTCTGTCAAGCTTTTTTCTTTGTGATTAAGTTTTTTTTGTTTCGACTAATTTTTTTCTTGTTCAGTTATCCTTATCTTTATGTATACAAGTATGTCAGAAAATAGAGTGAAGTCAACCTTTTTTTTTACAAAATGAAAGATTGCTGTAAGTTGTTGATGGTCAACGAGTTGCGCAACTCGGGCCTGGGTGGTTTTTCGTAACTCGTTGAGTATAAAGGGGTAGCGAGCCTCTAACCAAAAAAAGACCCGCCACCCCAAGTAAATTAAGCCCTCTTCTCTAAATCGTAGAGTTGATTAAGCAAGAGGTTGTGAGCCAACTTGCGAGCGAAATAATCTCCACTCTTCAGACCACGCATCTCGGCTCTTGCCAAGTCGTAGCCAATCGCACGAATTTTTTGGTTTAATCTGTCAATACTAGCGTTGCTCATTTTGTCCTTTCGTTGGTTGTGAATAATAATTAAATGCCTCTTCGGCTTGTTCTTGAGTATCGTATGATACGCAAAGCAGTTCTCCTTCATCAAAATAAGGATGATGTGGAGTTGACGATTCCTCAAAGTACAAATCCCATGTACCCGAATCGTCATCGTAAGTTGGTTTGTCGAATGGTTCGCCTATGCAAACCGCATCAGTATATTCTTGTCTTTCCATAATTTATTGTCCCCACATTTGGTTGTACATCTCTACATCAGTTTGGTTTTCTTGAATCTCGAAATCTTCGTGTTCCTCGCCCAAGCTGACTGAGACGCTTTCGCTAGTAATAATGATTCTACCTCCACCGACTATTGCTAGTCGTGCCTGTAAATCGTGAATGATGTTTTGTAGTTCTTCCATAATCAATACCAACAAGAATAGTAGATTCTGTGCTTGTTGTCAAGTGCTTTTCTTGCACTTTCTACAAACATCAAGTCGTTACTCTTATACCAATACTCGTTTTCGGGAAATGGTTCGTCATCTTCGTTGTTCCAAAAGTATGAGTCGCTTCCCCAAAAGAATCCGTTCGCTTCGGGAAACTCAAAATTGTTGATTGCATACTCCAAGTCGTCAATGTCTTGTGCGGTCAACTGCAATTCAACGCAATTAAAGTCGCCCATTTCATCACCTTCGGTTTGTGCGTTCGGACAACCTTTGTTTTCCCAAAGTTGTTGCATCCAACCTTGTAATCGATTGTGTTTTCGCCACTCCATCAGTTGAACATCGTCATCCGAGTTGCGTTTGCGTGGTGGTCGTGAGTATGCGTATTGGTCTAATCCCATAGTTTTTTCCTTTCGTTTATAGTTGTGCGGACTGCATCGATCCTTCCATCATAGCTTCTCTTTCGAGACTTTGCAAGTCTATAATGATGTCTGCGAGAACTTCTTCTGCTGACTGAGTTGTGAAACCCTTGACTCCAACTTGTTGACCTTTCTCAAGATTCATTCTGTCGAATGGGTCTGCGTAACGAAGATTGCCACGAACAATCTCTGCGATTTCTTGTCTAATTTGTGCTTGATTCATAATACTGCTAATACTTGTTTGGGTTCTAGTCTGACGGCAATAGCATAGTCTACCATCTGTTGAGTGTCTTTGTCAACAAAATTTTTGTGTTTGTATGGATTGTATGTAACAGGTCGAGCCGTTGGATGTGAGTCTATCCAACTGCCCATTTGCCAATTCTCAAGATAACCATGCACACCCGCATGAACATTCTTGCGTTGCTCTTTGAGAACACGCTTGCGTCCCGCTTGGCTAACTTTAAAGGTGCAACTATGCATGGCAAGATTCTTTGAGTGAAGTTTGACCAATCCATTTTGACGAACACTCCAACAATTCTTGTGAAGATTCTTGTAGACAAATACAGGTCGATTGTAGTTTATCTTGTATCGAGATTCGTCCTTAATCATGATTCTAGTTTGACAGATTTTTAGGTATTGTCAACACTTTTTTTAAAATAGTTGTATCTCTTTGCAGTTCAACGACTTAGGTAAAACTACCGACGCGATTTTTGCGCAACTCATTGATATTCAACTACTTATAACATTTTAATTTTTTATGTTAATTTAATTTTTTTTTGTATAATTTTATTTATTGTATTATTTATACTATTATTTATTGTATTATTATTTGTTATTTATGTCATTGTTATTTGCTTCTATGTATTTGATAAGATGATATTTGATATTTGTGCATTTGGGGTTTGGGGTTTACCAATTGCGAATATCGTTAATCATGCGGATTACTCCTACTACGCTACTAACTATTAAGATTGTAGTGACGTCCATTTATTGTGTTTTGCTGTATTGTTTCCAAATTTCTAGGTCGAGGTCGGTTACGCTTTTGCCAAGTTGGCGAGCTATGTTTTTAAAGATGTTCGCGAAATAAAGATAAGTGTTTTCATTGGAAGGCGTGCTTTTGGGTGCATCAGAGTGTCCTTGGTCACGAAGATAACGAAGAATGTGTGTGTCAAGCATCGGCTCATCAAAATCCTCACGACTATGAGAAAGAAAGAATCGTGCAGTCTTCAAACCTATTCCCGCAACCTCTAACAGACGACTCAACGAAACACTCTGTAAATCTTTAATCTTGCTCACTGCAACATAAGAATTGTATCTTTGTGCATAAGGACTCAACTTTGCCCAATGCATGATTTCATTTAGACGCCCGAGTTTAATCAATTTTTTTATACAATTAAATGGACTTGTTTCTTTTGTTATGTCTTTTGCTCTTTGTATAAATATCTCTAATTTGGGTGCTTCGATAGATGATTTTTTACCTGCTACATTGATACAGAATAAAATAAATTCTTGTAGTTCATCTTGTGTTCTATTGTAGTTTGTTACTTCGGCGGGATTAATCATAATGTTTTTTGTTTGAGGTTATTGTGCAATGTGAAGTGCGGTACGAAGATTGTTGCAGTCACGAGAAGATAGAAACACCTCTCGGCAATAATCTAAATTTTCTCGTTCAACTCGTTCGATCGTTTCGATTGCTTGGTAAGCATGAACTCGTTCGCGAGGTAGTCCGCCCCATTTGATAACCACTTTCATGTGTGGAAAATGCTCGGCAATCTCTGCGAGTTGTGCTTTGTTGATGTATCCCCAATTGGCAAGTATGTCTTTGAATGTTTTCATGTATACAAGTATGACAGATTGTTTGCGTGTGTCAACAAAAAAGTCCCATTCGAGCCGAAGGGGAGGAGGGAGGCTCGAACAGGACTAGATTGTGATTAAGAAATAGATGTGGGGAGGGACTACTAAATACCCTCGACTTTCGGTGTGAACTTTAGTTCAATGTTATCCTAATCGAACTACACTTGGATTGGTCATCCTACTTCAGACATTTGTCCATCAGCACTCCGCCACAGAGAAGCATATACCTTATCTCGAACACAAAGAGATTACTCGGTCACCCACAGGAAGGATTATAAGCCCTTCCAAAGTCATAAAATTTTAAAGATCAATTTATTTTATTTGATTGAGTTTGTTTCTCAATTATTTATACGAGTATTATAGCTTATATTTGATGATTTGTCAATACTTTTTTTACAAATTATTATTTCTTCGCAAAATGGGCAAGCACCATGACCTGCTTCGGGACAAGAATGTTCATATTTCACAACATCTTGTTCATATTTGGTCGCACAACTACATAAAAAAAATGATACTATTATATATTTCATTAATTTGGTAATAATAATTCTTTTAATTGTTGTATTGTTCTATTGGTTAATAAAGATAATTGTTCTAGTGTGATGTTCCAATTTGTATCGTAAAGATGTTCGATCTCGGCATCAGTCCATTGATCGGGCAATTTAAAAATATTTAATTTCATTTGTTATTATCATTTAATTCATCATGTATTAAGCATTGTATACGCCACAATCCATGATCTTGTATTGTTAAGTCGAGTTTGTCTTGCAAGAGTTTGCGTATTTGCAATACCAATTCAAGATGCTTTGTTTCAATCATAATCTTATGCAAATTTCCGTTTAGCTAGGCGAACTGCTCGCTCGGCTTTGATTTCTGCGAGGCGTTTTTGTGCTTCTGCTTGTTGTGCAAACAGACTATCTGTTACAACACTTCCAAAATTAGCAAACTTACCTCGTTTGTTTACGCTTGTATACTTTCCGTTTTGAATGTCAGTCATTACTTGACTTGCTCGTGCGTTTTTTGCAATACTCATTTTGTTTTTCCTTTTGTTAGCAATTATTGGTTGATGAATTCTAGTATGACAGAACTTTTTGAATTGTCAAGCTTTTTTTTTGTTGAACTTGCTTTTTCCGCCAAATGCCCCTGTTCTAGTGGCAACTCCGCCCTTCGTCCCAACTTTTCCTTTTCCGCTTTTCTTTTTGCCCACAACATATTTTCTTGGATTTATTTGTTTCATTTTTTATTTATTTTTTTGTTCAATTGGAGTTGCTGCTTTGTCAAGTTTAAGATTGGCGGGTTGTTTTGATTTGTGCTTACTGCATCCACAAAACATAATCCCATTCGAGTCAGAATCTACAGAATGAAGTATTTTATCTGATTGTTTCTCTTGTTTGAGTTGATCTATCGCTTGCTCTAATTTTTTCTTTTTGTCCATAATTTGAGTTGTATTATTTTGCTTATTCTATTGGAGGTAATATATTTGATTGTTTATTTGATTGAATTTTCTTTGCAATTAGCTCCTCTTCCATCATCCATTTCGTGGCATAACCTAACAAAAAACTTGGTAAAATTATGCACATTAAAATTATTATTGTTTCAATCATTTGTTTCTTAATATTTGAGCTATTAGTATTAGAGTTTCATTTATTTTATTTAATTCTACTCGTACATCATCTGTATATCCATTTGATATAGATATTTGTTCTTTTATTTTGTCGAGTTCTTTTGCAATTTGTTTCATGGTATATAATATATTGTATATTTGCAAATGTGTCAAGCAAAAAAATGAAATTGGCGGGATAGACGAGACTCGAACTCGCGACCTTCTGCGTGACAGGCAGACGCTCTAACCAAACTGAGCTACTACCCCCAATCCACCCACAATTACACTAAATATTTTGTATTATTATATATAATATGTCGATGTTTTATGTTTTTTTCGACATATAAATTAAATGTGTTTATTGAATCGACACAAATTCGGGACTATCTGTCCACATTCCTTTGGCTCGCTTGCCGTTGTCAGTTTTTCGGCTTATTTCATCTTTTATTTCGTTCAATTCGCGGCTCTCTTTATTTGATTCTTTTTTATTTGCAGTTATTTCAATCATTTTATCCAATAAATTATCTATTTCTCTTCTTATGTGCATTGTATTATATTGTATATATTGTTATTGTGTTATTTCGCTTAAATAATTGTATAAATTTCTACATTCTATTATTGCTTTGTTTGTATCATCTTGTTTTAAAAAGAATTCCATGCTTTGTTGCATCAATAATATGTCCTCTATCTGTTGGTCAGAGTATAAATGTATGTCTTTTGCTAATTGATTGACTATAAAATTGCTTTTTTCGAGCATCTCGTCAGCGTGAGGATCATCATCTTCCATTATTGCGTGATCTCCTCAAGATATTCTAGCGTGTTCTTGGCTTCCCATAACGCTTTCTGTTCATCGCCCAACTGCACATAAAAATTCATGCTATTATTATGTATATTTAATTGTTCTGCTTGGTCTTTGGTTAATTTGCTTATCTTGTTTTGAAAGATTTCAACTATTTCAATGCTTATTCTTTGTAGTTCAGTCATAATATACTATATACAATATAACACACACATGAGATTGTCAACAATAAAATACAATAAGATGTAAAATATTAGTAATCAATCACTTATAATAGAATCATTTGAAATTAGTTGGAAAGCCGTGACTATTTCGCACCACTTCTTTAGACTCGCCCGAATCGCACTCTTTTTTTGATTCATTTAGTACAATCGCACGAAATATTTGATGCAGTTGCGAGGCGAGTCGGCACACTTGTATAATACTTATTTTTGTTATTTGTATTATTGTATAGAGAAATTTATATACTTTAGTCATTTTTATTATTTATTTATTAGTTTTTTGTATCAAATTATACTATATTTAATAGTAATTTATTTTGAGTTTTTTTATTTTGCACCAATTTTAATTATAAAAACTGATTTAATTGTATCAATTATTTTATATATTTAAGTCGGGCAACCCACTTTCACCCATTTTAACCCACATTCTTATTATTTTTATTTTATTTTTTATTGTATATTATTATATAGTATCATCTATAGTATATATTGTATATTCCTATATGAAATGTATACATATTATGGTATATGATATTGTGATATAGAATGAATGTGGGAGGGGATGTATTGGCTAGATCGAGAAGATCACAACAAAATATAGTAAAACATATGTAGCTGATATGTAGCACATATGGTTACTCATAGTTTCGGAATGATATTGCGTATGGAAACCTTGGAATTCCATCGGGAGTCAGTTGGAAATACTTTATGGTTGCCATTTGCCCAATATACTCTGCACGATTATCATAAATTTCCTTGAGGTAATCAAAGTTGCCTTTGATGTTGCTATTAAAGGTTCTCTTGGTTTTCGGGCAATAACACACAAGATGCTTTGCAGTTCCACTACGATTACCATTTCCAACATCAATATCAACTACCTTATATTCTGCATCCACAAATTCTTTTCTTTTTAATAATGATTTGCTTCTCTTGTTTTCATAGCTTGATAATGATTTGCGAACCATTTGACCTTCATATCCTTGTTCAAGATATTGATTGTACAAACTATTTAGATTGCCGAGAGAATATGCTTCGTTGGTTTCAACAAGACAAATACTTTTTGTTTCAGTTATCTTGGCACTCATATCTTCAATGCGATGATCGAATGATTGTTTTTCGTTGATTACATCGTTCAGCTTTGGACAATCATAAATGTGATATTGTATTGTATCTTCTGCTTCTACTAATCGTTCTTGAAATTCTGTGCATTTCTTGGCAAATGCTTTGTCAGTCATGCTTGATGATTGAATTGGCTTTTGCTTGCGAACAAGAGAAGTAATTTTATTGAAATTGTCCCGCAAATCGTGATTGTATAGTTCTCCATCGAGAATAGCCTTTGGAAAGGCGAGGAAGAACCCATTTAGGCTTTTCAAGATGTGAGGAATACACTCTATCTCCTTGCCGTTGCGAGTTCGTCCTACGAGCTTGTCACCTTCTTTGCGTACAACGCATCTTATTCCATCCAATTTTGGTTGCGAATAACAAGGATACTTGATTTCATCTTGACGATCCTTGAAATTGTGTGCAAGCATTGGTTCATAAAACTTTTTGGTTTGTGCATCAATCTCGTTGAAAGCATATCCACTATCCAATTTCTTTTGGAATTTAGCTTGTGCTTGTAGTTCTGCTTGAGCTTCGGGAGTTGTTTCGTTACTTCGTCCAACATTCTTGGCTATTGTGGTTGTAGCCTTGTCGGTAGTCTTTTTACCATCCACCAAACCTTTGACTGCATAAAATGATGCACCATCAATGTGCATTGTCCATTCACGCAATTTACCTTTAGTGTCAATCTTATATAATGTCTGCAATGTTTTCGTCATGTTTATAATAATAGAGCAACATCAAAATGATGTCAAGCCTTTTAAATGAGTTTCTGTAAAATATTTAATTCTTCTTTACCAACATACTTATCAAAGTATATGCAAAAATCTATTAAATTAGCCCGAATTGAGAATTGTTCGCTATGTTGTATGTGATTAACAACAATATCAAATCTTCCATCTCTCCAAAATTCAATCAAGTCGGCAAAATCAAAATCAGTCTTTTTTTCGTTCTTGAGCATCTCTAACCTTTTTTGCCACCATCACCTTTGGATTGTTGATATGCGGAACAAGAGGCTCATTTCCTGTGTGAGACATTTTTTTACCAAATTTTGAATCTTTTTTACTTTCTATGCTTTGTTTTCCCATTTTAATTTAATTGTTTTTTTTGTTTGATTGTTTATCTTTGTACTCTTCTAATTTGTAAAACCTTTTGAATTTATGTATGAATTGATTGTCAGTAAGTGAATCAAAATCTTTTTGTAATTGCCATTTAGCAAATCGTTTGAGTTCTTGATTGCTCCAACCATCAATCATCTCTCTTGCGAGTTTTTCTTTGTTTGTAAATGTACAATAATTTTTATTCAATTAGTATTCCCCAATTAGTTCTTTTAAGCTGAATGTATTCGTTCCCATGTGAAAAACCACATTGTCAACAGATGGTTTACTTAGTAATTTTATTTTATCTGAATCTAAAAATTCATTAAATTGAGCTTCATTGTCAAAATCAATCTTTTGATTGAGATTGCCAAATCTATAAGTTATACAAAAATTCTCGTTCATTTAAGTAAATGTAATATCAATGCAAATATGCCCGAAATCGATCCGATTGTCATAATCAAACCTATCAAATCAATCATTTCCATTGTTCAAAAATAATAAATACCCGAATGCCAATACTACCAACACAACACCGATTGCCATGTTTACTCCATTTAATATACTATAAAATTCCATACGATTACGCTACTGCGAGGGTTTGAGGGTTTGCTACTTGTTCGATGAGAAATCTGCGAATCGATTCGCTAACATCTAATATCTCATTAAATTCTGTATAACTAAGTGGGTTCGCATCACCTTGTCCACCATAACAAATTCGATAACCTTCTTCAAGCGGAGCAATGTCTGCTTTTGCTTGCTTGGTATAATTGCCGTTGATGTCACGATACCACTCCCAAGCACAATGATACGAATTGATGTAAACAAGAACATCCAATCTTCCCAAGTTGTGTCCAACGCTATTTTTGCGTTCTCTCATGTCCACAAAATCAACACACGCACTTGGATAACCACTCTTCATGTCTTTAAGCCACACATGAACTGCATGATGATTCATTTGACTATAATATTGGTTGTTGCCACTTCCATATCTGTTGGCAGTCATCAGCTTTCCACCCGAAATCTTCGCCATCTGATCGTTTCGATCACTTTTGCTTTTGTAACTCAACAAATTTTCGCTTGGAATTAACTTCTTGAGTGTGTTGTTGCTTTTAAAATAAATTGTTTGTGGACTCCATAGATTCCATCTTACTTGTGCATTGTCAAAATAATTATTCATGTTTTTTTATTCAATTAGTGTTTTAGTTTATAGTTTATACTATATATCAAATGTTTTCATCTGTCAACTCTTTTTCTTCTATTCGTGTGGTATTATATTCAATTTCGGTTGTGAATGGATATTTGTTTAGAAATTCTGCTTTGCTCAATTCGTGAAAGTCGCTCATGCGTTCATTGTCTTCTACAAAACTTTGTATCTCATACGAATACTCCATGTGCCTATCCCAAACTTTTACATCGTCAGCAACCCAATCAAAAAAATCATGCAATAAGGTTACTGCTTCTAACACTTGATTGTTTCCATCTCCCAATGCACTTGTTTCTGCTTCGTTCAATACGAATTCTATTGCTTTTCTTAATTCCATTTTCTACGCTTCGTTCCATACTTCATCAAATCCAACCAATGCTTCGGTATCTCCACCGATATAGTCTCCATCGAATCCATTTTTGTTTTCAATTATCATTGCTCGTCTTGTGGTTTGTATTTGTTTGACTTTGCCAATTTGTTCAATGTCACACTTGAATCCTACCCAATCGCCAACATTCACTTCAAAAGTTTCTTCCCATTTGTTTTTGATTTTCATAAGTCCCATTCCCCCGCTTTTACATTGTCGATGTCTTGCGTTGCTTTGTGGTATGCAGTCGTATCGCTATGACCATCTTCAATCTCATCATCAAATAATTCAAGAATGTCCTTTGCGTGACTCACATTAAATGATTCTTGTTTGACCAATCTTTGCAACTCTTCTATTAGAATTTGTCTGTATGTTTGCATGAGTATAAGTATGTATTAAATTTTAATCTTTGTCAACCCCAAAAACTCTTTCCCATTCTTCACGAATATCAAGATCAGATGCCTCGTACAATCCCTCGCATCCATCAAGAAGAAAATCAATAATCTGACTAACACCCATATTCATTGCTTCCAATTCTGCAAGATCATAACGCATATCGTCAATCGTTGGTTCTTCGTCTCTACTTTGTCTTTCAGTTGTTCTCATCAGTAAGTGTATCTAATTTTTCGTATAATTTGTTAATTTGTTTTTCCAATTTGCAAATATACATTACATCATCGGGTTCTCGCATATACATAAAATCAAGCTCTGCTTCCAAGTCCTTGATTGACTTCCATGTGTCTCGATATTCTTCTTCGTTTTCTTGTACTTTCATAAGAATCTTATAATTCATCAAACGACAAAATCTTCGTAGATGAACAATGGCTTGTTGTTGTCTTGCATACCTCGAAATGTGCCAAGAGTATTGTACTCGAAATGTTCAAGTGCATCAGTTTCGTCAATCTCCCAATCTTCCATCAATGCACGAATAATCTTTTCGACTGAATATACTACTCGATCATCAATATCACTACCAATGATTGCACGATTGTAAGTAGAGCGAGGTTCAAGAACGATTGCATCTTCATTGTTTTCTGCAATTCGCTCGATCACTTCGTCACCAAATGATTGTTGATTTTCGTTTGTCATGTTGTTATCTTATAAAATTGCAGAAGTTGTGTCAACACTTAAATTCATACATTCTGATAATGTTGCATCTTCTTCAACTTCCTTGATTGAGATTCTAATGCGATCATTGTAATCCGTATCTTCTGTTGGCACAAAGTTAAATGTGCTAATTTCTCCACTCAATAAAAGCATAATGTCTTCGTGAGTTAAACCTAGTTGTATGTTATAATCTTTCATGTTATGCAAAATATACTCGCTCAAATGGTCTGTCTTCAACAGGCAAATGTTGGTTTGCAATCTTCTGAAGCAATCCAACTTGCTTGTTCAAATCATTCCAATCTGATTCTCTGTATTCATCTCTAACATGGTCAATCAACATATAATGTTCCATGCAATCTAACACATTTTGTAATGCAATTAACTGATTTTCTTTTAACTTCATAAATTTACCTTTCTAAGCAGTAACTCCAATAACGAGAATTTCTTCTGTTTTGAACTTTGTTCCAATACATTTCTCTTGCCACATTCGGAGCAACACCATGCTTGTCGCATCGTGCAAGCCACTCGTTCTCCATGCGTTCGTACTCCTTGAGAGTGTTCGCATGACCTTTCTTGGTATCGTGACCCATGAAACGCAAGAGGTGAACATCAAGACAACAAAGTTGTGCCTCAGTTGGATAACTCAATGCAAGAGCATAAGTAGTCTTTGCGTTACCTAATCCATAAATTGTTCCAATTAGACGATTGCGACATTCTTGCCATGTCTCGTCATCTTGCTTTTTGAATTGATCGGGATTCTCACGAAACTTAGTTGCCAAGTCCCACAATCCACGCTCTCTACGCTCGTACAAGCCAACTCTCGCCTTGACGATCATCTGCTTGAGCTTGTCCTTGGATATAGTCCAAGAAAGATCACTCATTGCAACCTCGTAGCCTCGCACATTACTTTCCCAAGTTGTATGCACACTCATAATGGCGAATACCCAACGAGCAAACATTTCGGAATCATCTTGAGGAATCAAGTTTGTCCAATACTCTTGTTCGGCATGAACTGCACCAAGTTTAAGGTTGTCGAAAAAGCGATCCACATTTTTAAGAGGATCAACTTTAGGTTTAGATTCTACTTGCTCGATACGCTCGTTGATTGGAGCGATAGAGTTTGTAAGAAGTAAGATAGAATTATTCAATGTGTTTTCTGCAATGTTCATAATAAGTAGTATGACAGATTAAGTGTTTATGTCAACGATTTTTTTTAAGAAAATGAATTTTGTTATAAATGTTTGATTATCAATGTTTTGGACTATCATTTAAATTTGTGCGAAATCAAATACAACAGGCTTGCCTCTTAACATTCCACAATTTTGTTTGTAAATATCAAGATCAGTACAACGCTCGTCTCCTAGAATCGAATGAATTTTTTCGTGCGATTGGTGAGAGAGTTTAGTGTTTGCTCGCTCTTGTATGACTATTTGATTGTCTATATAATATGGTTTGATATAAAATTTTTGCAAATCACTTGGCAACTCCGCAAACTCATCGTTGAGGGAATCGGCAATTTTAATTACATAACCTAATTTATTTTTTGAGTAAACTGATTTGTAACTACCTTCACCGATTTTTAAAAACCCCCGAACGATAATTTGCTGAACGAATTTTTCAATGTGTTTATCGAGTTCCAAGTAAAGACTTAACATCTTCGACTTGGTTGCGTTCATTGCTATGAGATTGCGATAAGAGTATCGTGAATCATGTGACGAGTTTTATAATCGAGAATTCGCCCCTCTTCGTCTTGTGGTAGATCATTCAACATCTCTTGCATATCTTGACTAAGAACCTCACAAATGCAAGCAATTTTGCGATAGATTCCGATTTCTTTGTATTTTAGAATAGCCCATATCGAATCAACTTGTGCATCGTTAGCTTGAGCGATAAGATTGAGCAACTTTATATCTTGTGTTTGTATTTCCATAATTGTATTAAATTTAAAAGGTTGCAACTTTCCATTGTGATCTTGGAGTATCATCATCTCCAACAAAATCATAACCAATATCAAGAACAATATCATAAATCTCTCCGCAAGTCAACTCATATCCTTTCATGCGACTTTGAATTTGCTTGAGGGTTGGCTCTTCACCAACTTCATGCTTGTTCTCGATATAGTTGCGAATCGCAATCGTTTCCATGTCTGAACCATCTTCCTCATCATGGCAACTGCAATTTTCACAATCACCAAAGCACTCATCATCTTCATCGAAGTCATCATCATTCGATCCGTAGATGGGCTTGTTTGCCTCGTAAACAGGTTTAAAGAGTTCGGTACGAGTATCAGTAATATCTGCCACTACTTCGTACTTGCTCACACGCAACTTTTGAAAATCACAATCAGTTGGAACACTAACTGCATCAGATGGATCGAATTTCACAACAAGCAATCTGCCATCGCTACTTGCCCACTCATTTGCATAGTCGTAACTACCAACATGAAGACCGAAACTACAATGATGATCTTTGTTGTCATCCACGCATCTGCGAGCAACCTCGATAGTTGCACCAACTTCATTCAAAATTTGATGTCGTTCGTTGGTTTCACCTTGCACAACAATCGTATCTGCATTGCCTGTTTGTGACCAATAATCGCCTTGAACACCTTTGTAACCAAGTACCATGCCATCTTCATCATTTGGCAACGCTCGATAACTCAAAAAGGTGTACAATTCGTTCACGCTATTGGCACTTGGATTGGCTTGCAAGCGAGTGATAAAATTCACAAGCGGAGCAGAATCTTTCATGCCACTACGAAGCATCTCGATGAGCTTGTCAACTACAACCCCATGTAGTCTATGACCTTTGTAATAGACAACTTCATCCTTGACTTCAATGTCTCCTTGGATAAAATTTTCAACTGATTTTTTAATGTCAATTAAATCTCCAAGATCATCATATCTTGCATCAAGAATTGCTTTCTTTGCAAGAGTATAATTTACATGATCTTTTCTTATTGAGTAAGGCTTGCCTTCCCAAAAGATGGTGATTGAATTTTCGCTTAATATGTATGGTACTTTATTCATTCTATATAATATACTTGATTTTGTTTTGTTTGTCAATTACTTTTTATCACAAAGATTGATATAATTGATTATGTCCTCGAAAATTTGTTTTTTTACATCGCAATATCTTACACTATCTGCAACATGAACGAGCATTGGATATGATGATTTAATTGTATCAATATCTTGCTTGAATTGCTTGGCAGAAAATCCATTGTCAAGATTGAACTGCAACCAATCGTTCTCACCTTGATCTTTCAGAAAAGAAATGTATGCACAACAAGTAGCACAATAATCTTCGTTTACAATAATATTAAAATTTTCTTTCGATTGGCGAAGCAAATGATTTTGTGGCAACTTGGATAAATCGAGTTGTTTGTTGTTGAACAATCTGCCAATGTCGTACCTTGCAACACTAATTGCGGATTTGAGTTCTGTATCTTGTTGAGCCACAACATAATTGTATTCTTTTTTGGCTTGAGCTTTGTTGTCAAGCAGATACTTTTTGTAAGCATCAGACATGAAATCAAAGAAAGAAATCCATGAATTTTTGTCTAGTTTACTGACATCTCCACTACGAACACCAAACAATCGAAAAGATTTTTCTTGTGAATTATCTTGTGCAAGATTGCGAATTTTTTTTGCTCTAACAGAAATATCCTTGAGATCATATTGTTCGCTATCAATCTTGTAACTTTTGATTGGCACATAAACAAACTTACCATCTATCAATCCAACTTGGTTGTCGCTTTCTTGCAAGGATGCAATGTCATCCTTAACATTTGACCAATAATCAATGTTTCGCCAATAAGAGGATGAGTCAAGTTTCATCTCAAATAATGCAATGTTTGCACGACTACCTTGACCCTTGCGAACACCAATTTGTGGTTTTTCCTTGACAACATTAGAAACAAACTTTTTGTGTTTGTCTGCGATGCGACCAAAATGCCATTCATTGTCAATGACTGATTGAGCAGAATCAGTTTTTGCATCAATAAAATATACGCTTTCTAGCTCTTCATCTTCATTGAATAATGTTCTTGCACGAAGATTGTTGCCATGAGTAGAGTCAATGTCTTGAAGTAAGAAGATAGTGTTTGCTCTGCAACACGCACGATTTGTTTTGCTACTACGCACACGAAATCCATTGCGAGCATCACGATCAGATACTTTTTCGGTATGGGTGATTACAAGTTCATCAGTCATTCCATAAGGACGATCAAATGCAAAAGAATTGATGCGAAGACCTTTCCAAGCAAATGAATTCTCAAATGCTCTGCGAAGAGTATCGGGTAATGAATTTACAATTCGTGCATAATTCGCTTTTGCTTCAAACAAATCTTCTGAATCTGCCAATTTTTCTTGGGCAAGCTCTTGAATTTCTTTGACCACTTCGATCATCAGTTGCACAACGAATTTTTGCGTTGGTTTATTGTATTCTAGTGCCTCACGACTATGATGCAATTTCACGCAACCAAGAGGAACACGCAAATAAAAGTTAGGTTCTTGTAGTAGATTTTCGATAACCTTTATCTGACTTTCATCGGTCACATAATTCTTTACATCAATAGCATTTGAGTCGAGTGGATACGCAACTCTACCCATGATGACATGAGACTTACCATTGTGGCGATAATAATATGATGAATTTTCGCTTTCAATAAAGAACCAATCATCTTTCTTGCTTTCAAGAAGAATCTTGTCTCGCTTGATGAATTTATCATCTGCACCAAGAAACTTAGGCATATCCTTGTCGGGGAAATGCTTGAAAAATTTCTTGCAACTATCTCGAAAGTTTTCGATGTCTTGTTCGCTGATTGCAACTTGAACCTCTAAACCTGTTGGTTCGTTGGTTGGTTCTTCATGCAACTTGACAATCTTGGTATCATCATGTTCATCTACAAAAATGTTGTAGCTACTTTTGAGTCCACCATGATACGAAACACAAGTAAAGTTGTCACCATAAGCCAATGGACTGAAACGACCGATTCCAAAAAATCCGACATAATCATTTGAATTTCTCTTGGTACTCTTGCCATACTTTGAGTATAATCCAAATACATCTTCTTGGCTAAGACCATTACCGAAGTCTCTCACACAAAAATTTGTGTTGAGCTTGCTTGGTATAGAAATTTCTATCTTACGCTTGCTTTTTGCTTCGGTATTCGCATCTACCGCATTGGCACTAATCTCACGAATAACCGCGAGTTGTGTGTTGGAATAATTGTTGCGAAGCAAACTAGCGACATAACGCATATCTTCGGCATCAATGGTACAAGTAACCGCATCGAAATCATGCGATTGAACAACTTTTTTAGATTTATTATCTGCAACTATCATTTTTTTATTTTGTTTATGTGTTAATTTAAAGTATGAATATAAATATAAAGTATAGGGGAATGTTTGTCAAGCCTTTTTTTAAAAAGATTTTCGGAATTGGTAAATTTGCGTGAAATTAAGTGTAATATAAGTTATGAATCTTACTAAAGAATGTTCTCAATGTCAAGAAAAAAAATCATTGGATGATTTCGCAGTTAATTCTAGGAATAAGACCAATGGCAAATGTGCAAAGTGCAAAACTTGCCAAAGAAAGTATCGACAAGAAAACAAAAAAGCAATTTCGCAAACTTTAAAAAAATGGAGAATCAAGAATTCTGAATTAATTAAACAAAAAAAATCAGAATATTATTTCTGCAACAAAAATAAGATTAATGCGAAGCAAAAAAAATATCGTGAAGAAAATGCTGAAGCAATCAAAATAAGTAAAAAATTAGAATATCAAAAAAATAAAGACAGATACCTTAGAAAGGCAAGAGAGTGGGACAAGAAAAATCCCGAATATAAAAAGTCAAGAAGATATAAAGATCAAAAAAATAAAACTCGTAGAAAAAGATACTCGAAAGATGTTGATTATAAATTAAGTGAAAAAATAAGAAATTATAGTCTACGAGTAACCAATGCGGTCAAAAAAAATAAACCTTTAAAATCATTAGATTATCTTGGATGCTCGATAGAGGAATTTAAAAATCATATAGAATCGCAATGGCAAGAGGGAATGACTTGGGATAATCATTCGCTCGATGGATGGCATATTGACCATATTGTATCTATTGATTGGCACATTAAAAATTCTACCGATCCTTGGCAAGCTAATCACTATACAAATTTACAACCTCTATGGTCTACCGAAAACATCAAGAAAAGTAATTCATAATTTTTTAGGTTTGTGTTTTTTTAAGTAAGAATATAGTATCTCATATATTCGGATTTATGTCAAGTGTTTTTTTTAAATTGGGCAATTTTCATTGAGTTGTTCGCACAATCTCTGAAGTTTGTGAAGAGAGGTGAGTTCATGTATCATCAAGGTTTCTTCTTCTTGTGTGGTAATTGGATACTTATTGATCTCTGAAATTTTTCGTTCGATTAGCTCTATTACTTCGTTCATCGTGATCCTCCATTTATATTGTCAAGCTCATTTTGTTTTGCTTGTTGTTTGTAACTGAATTTAATTTCTTGTTCGATTAGATCATTGATGCGACTTACATCTTCAATGTTAAAATCAAAGTGTGCTTCTAATACTTGTGCAATTTCTTCGGTGCAATCATTGAATGCTTCGGTATGTGACTTATTGTTTCTTGGTTCTGCTTTCATAATTCTGTTGATTTGATTGGTTCGCAAATGTGTGCATTAAATACATTTGTTTGTTTAACTAATTGTTTGTACTTTTTCTTGGCATCTTTCAACTCGACAAACGATTCCCAATGATGAGAAAGAATGTGCATTTGTGTGAGTCTCGTTGCCCAAGCTACTATATAAAATTTCATTTGTTATTGTTAAGTCTATTGAAATTGCATGATATGTCAAGCATTTTGTTGTGTTATTAATAAAAAACTAATGTTTTGTTGTGATAGTGTTGGTTTGTGCATCTTTTATCATGCGTTGTGAATCATTTTTGCAACTTTTGATTAACAATTTGATTTGTCCATCATTATGATGCACAAATTATTGTAATCGTCCACCCCCATCAATCACATTACGCAAGCAACTAGATTGTCCCTTGCGAGAAGAAACTGCTTTCGCTTTATCAAAAGCATCTGAGCTTGCGTACTGCACTAAAATTGGCGTACTTTTATCTAAATATACCATCATACCCTTGCGAGGTTGTGATGCCAACTCCTTTTCGTGCTTCACAATCGAAGCGTTCATGTCTGCAATAAAATCTATCATGTCAATATACTAGATTAGTTGTTGATTGTTGTCAAGCATTTTTTTTCAAGCTCTTCTTCAAGCTCATAAATGCCTCTATGGTAATACTTTAGATTATATTGTTCTGCAAATTGTTTTGCCAAAGATACAAAACTATCTGACCTATCAAAAGATTCGTATATGTCTGCATCTTCATACCAAGACTCGTAAGTTGAAATCATCAACTGAAAAGTTCCATCGAATCGCAAATCTTTTTCCATCCATTTAGGCATATCATCTCCACCTTTTTCATAAAGATGAACTTGACCCACATGGTTGGGGTAAAACTTCATGTGTTTCTTGACAGGCGATCTCATTATCCGACCTTCAAAGATTTTGCAAAGTTCCCAATTCGACTCTTCTGTTTGATTTGTTCTTCTAAAAAATACTGAATGTGCTTCTCCGCTCATTCAAACAATTATGACAGAGAAACAATCAATGTCAACACTTTTTTTCAAAATAGTTGTAACTCGTTGAGTTACCGCAATTTACGAATCATCCAATGCGACTAAACAAAAATTCCAAGACCTCTGCCTTGTTGGGTAAATCTGATTCCTCTATTAACTGAATTAAAAATTTTGTTTGATTAGCGACTCCACGATTGTATCCTCGACTATAATATACTTCTTCTGTTGATGCGTCATCCATGTATTATATTACTTAATATTTCGCTTTCGTCAATCCAACGATTTGACCAAGGACACAATTTTTCTATTTTGAGTATCTCAAGATTCCAATGTCGATGTTGTATCATCTCAAGTTGAAACTCAAGTGCTTGCTCTGCACTTTCTGCCATGTAAAAATGTTTATTTAATTGTACGCAATTTCTTCTTCGATAAGTTATTCGATACTCAAATTGTCTCTCCATACTTTATTTTAATCTTTTTGATCGATCTTTATAGTCTTGCAATAAAAATGATTCGCCCTTCAATGATTGTTTATTTATTTCGTCTTTATTTTCTCGTATTTCTTTTGGAGAGTATCCCCAAAATGTAATATCCCAAAGTATCAAACCCGCAAGTTTAGTATCACTAATACCTTTAGATGCAACCACTTCACATTCAATCAAGTCTTTCCATTCTACAAAATCTAAAACCGCACAATCATCTTCATTGCAAATATGTATGCAATGTGAATCTCCTATACTCTCTAATTTTATTATATTTTTGCATTCTTTTTTTTGTAAAAAAATTAGATAATCATATGATCTTTGAAGATTAACAGAAAATAGTTCTATTTTGTTTTTTGAATACTCTTTTAGATATTCTTTAAATATTGCGTTAAAAATGTTTTTGTATGATGTTTTCGTAAGTAATTGTCGTAAGGTCATACAAGTATATACACCTTATATTTACATCATAATCGTTCGCTACTCCAATAAATATTATCAAACAACACAAGCTCAATACTGCTTGGATACTCGACTTCCACCCCAACAGGCTCATGTTCTTGCACAACTTCATCGTTGTGTTTGTAAAAAAATTCTTCATGCTCACTTGCACAAACTACATCTATTATATTGTATTCTTTATTTGTCATCATTTCTGTCCCAATTTAAATATTTAAATAACCAAGTTGCGAAATCTTTTAAATCATAAATGTATCGACTTGAGTTGTCTTGCCCCAACCAAAAAGCACTTTGCTCGATCAATGTTTGATGTCGATTGCTAATTGTTTCGAGTTGTTCAATGCTCATTTCATCTCCTATATTTTCATACATAAGATTGATAGCATTCATTGTATTTTTTATTTGCTCTTCTTCGTTATACATTTTGTGAAAATAGTTTTTCGATATAAGAATCTAATCCTTGCATTATTTTATTTGCGAGATTTTCTCTTGCACTTTCACTTGCAATATTTATTTGAGAGTCTTTCATCTCATCAAGTATTTGTAGTATTATTTCTTTCATGTTCATTAGTATCTCATATATTTGAGAATTTGTCAAGAACAATTTTATTAGGTTGATGTAAAGTCATCATAATCAGCACATTCGGGATCAAAAATTGGAAACAGGTAGCTGAGTTGATTGCCGTCCGCATCCTCTTCCATGATCGCCTCATACCTTATTTGACCCGCTACTTCATGCCACAATCCACCAACCATTGTATTTGTTTTAAATACAGGATGAAATGTAACATCCATGTGATATGCTACGAATTTTTTACTTCTCTCGCCAATGTCCATTGTCGCAATCTTTTGTACACAATGCCAATGATTCTAGGTCATAATTTGCTTGAGTAAATGATCCAAAAAAACAACGCTTGTCCATCTGATCCCACATTTTTTGTAGCATTTCATTGCGTTTATTTATTGGAAATTTGTTTGCGATTTGCTCAACAATCGGTTTCCAAAATGTATAACTTGTTCGCTTTCTTATTTGCTTCTCTGTGTGAAAAACTTTTACTCCTTTATTTGCAAAAAAATCATTTACATTTAAGCATTTAAATTTTAGCAATCTTTCTGCTTGTGTCATTTTATTGTGCCTTGTTTGATTAAGGATGCGAATGTATTTGTTAATCTTTCGTGGCGAGATTTGTATATTTCTTGAATGCCAATTATGGTATTCATTATTTGATCCTCTGATGCAGGTTCGGGTGCATCTCCAATCATATACAATAATGTATCAAGGTCTTCAATCACCGATGACATTTCCATGATTCGATCTTCCATGTCAAAACGATCAAGCGGTTTGTCGCTTAATTTTTGTAATGTATTTGAATATTTGTTCATTGTTTTTTCTGCTATTTCTTTTAGAGATTCCTTGACAGAATCTTCGTAAGTTGGGTGATCGTCTCCTGTTATTTGTGTCATTTCGAGTATGGTTTCACATCGCCATTTTGATCAAGTTTTTGATCTTCATATTTGGCAACAAGTCGTCTATAAATTTCCATTTTTGCACAATCCAAAACACCAACTATGTCATTGTATGTTTGGTAGCTTTCATTATTTGAGTCAATATATTTTGCAATTAGCTGATGTATTGCATAGTTTAAATCTCCCGCACATTCAAATTCTGAGAGTTGTAGTGCAACCAAGCCTTTATCAACTTTTTCTTTGCTTTCTTTTGAAATGTATGGCATATTATTGTTCCTCTTCGATGAAGCGATTGAGTGTATCCAATCGACTATATGCACTATCCAATAATTCAAGTGCTTCTTCTGCGTTATTGTAAAAATCTTTTGTGGAATGGTCGCCAATACCAACTGCTTTTTGACCCAAAAGATCGAGCGTTAATTTTGCTTTAGCAACATCCGCTTCAGCAGATGTCCTCAACATATCTTGTAATTTATTCATTGCCTGTGATTATATACCATATTTGGAAACAAGTCAAGAGCGAAAGCACTCCGACTGCCATAAATATTTCTTTAATTAAATTAATTTTTTGTTTCATTTATTCGTTGCCGTAACTCTGTACTTGAGAAGTTGTGCGATCTTTCATTATAGTATATTTCAATTCCCCTGTCAATACAAATTTGTTTGCCCGAAAAATCAACATCTCGATAGTCTGCACCGATGATACGAACATCAATAGGATATCCCAAAAGAATATCGTGCAAATCTTTTTCAAGATTGTAGGGTATCACCTCGTCAACATATTTGACCGCAGAAAGTTGTGCATATCGTTCAACTATACTTTGAATTGGTTTGTTTTTATTTGGTCGCTCGACTTGCGGGTCAACATGAAGACCGCAGATTAAGTAATCGCATACAGATTTTGCTTCTTTTAGCATTAACACATGACCTGTGTGAAGAAGGTCGAATGTACTAAATGTAATTCCTATTTTCATTCTAAATCTTTTAAAATATCATCTAATTGTTCGATTGTTATTGTTTCTGATTCGTCATAATCTTCGCATGGTTTGGCGAATTTTATTTGATCGTAGATAAGTATATTTTCTTTGCTTTTATTTGCGTCTGCAAGCATCATATTTAAGGTATCAATAAGTTCTTCGGGACTTTCTGCGATCACCTCTGCCTCTTCGCTATGTGCAAATATTTCGCCATCGTCATTGTACATCACCTCGTACAAACCATACGAATTTTTGCGTTTGATTATTCGGTAGTTCCACATATTATTTATAAATACTTTCTTTTCCTGTTCTTTTGTAGGCTTTTTTTACATACGATATAAATGTTTTTTCAGCAGTTGATTTATCTACCTTTGAATCTTGACCATATATATCATATAGTAAAGTTTTAAATTTGTGTGGCACGCTAAGATTAAGACCCGCACATTTGCGAAGAATGAGCATCGCATGACAATAAGTTTCGTGGCTAATGCGACCCATTCTGTTATACCCCAAAATCATTTGAATATATTTCTCCGCAAATTTACCTCGATGAGCATTTGGTGATGAACTAATTGCCTTATTTATGTGTTGCTTGTGTGCCTTTGCACTTTTTTTCTTGGGCTTTTTAAGGTAAGTTAATTTTCCACCTTTTACATCAAAATATAATTTATCTGTATTTATAAAATTGCAACGAATATCTTCATACAATTCAAATCCTACAAAAATTTTTGATTTATTTTCATCCAAGACATAGTAGTATTTGCAAGGTTTGCCATTGAAATAGCTAACCGCAGTCAAGCTATACTCATGGTATCTACCATTAGGTAATTGCTCATACTTTTGGCGAGCAATATCTCTGCTAAAAAATTGTAATGGTTTTTTATCTTTTCTTTGTAAACCTTTTTTATGCAACAAGGAACTTCGATCACAAAAATAATACCAATTAGAATATTTATTGCTATCAAATTTTTGAGTTTTCGTTTTGTAGATTTTCATTTTCTGTTGTTGTTTAGCAAATTAAATATACTAATTCCCAAGCAAACAATAATTATAATACCCGCGATTATTGCATCACATTTTATGTTGTATTGTAGTATTTGATCAATCATTATTCGTCAACATTATGCCATATTTTTCCTTCTTTGTCAAGCTCAGAACTCCATAACATTAACTTTTTATAAATAGGATATAAAACTGCACCCATCCATTCAAAATACAAAAAATTACTAAGCAAGTCGCCGCAATAATATAAAATTTTGCTTGCGATTAACTTCAATATCTTTTGATTGCGTTGACAATTGCCATTGCACCTTCTGTGTTTTTGGTCATTATTGCTTCGCCTGTAGTGAGCAGTATTTTCCAAAACTTCTCTCGTTGTTTTACATATACTACATTAACAGGATTGATGTAGAATTTTTCATTATTTGCATCTTCGATTGTTATCATTTGAATATATCTTCTCCTTTGTACATATTATCTTGAAATTGTTGTATTTTGCGATCTCTTGCTAGTCGTTCCATGCGTTCGTCTTCGACGGGTAGGTGACCTTGCATATTACCTTGATTCTCTTCATCGGTAAACCATTGATAGTCTAAATCAAAAATACTATCAACATTGCTTGGATGAAAACCTGCACTAACAAGCAAACCTTTGAATTGTTCTGCGAGATCATAAACATTTGAACCATCAAAAGATTCATCTGATTCGATACTATAAGTTTTATTGTGCAATGTAAGTGATAATTTCATGCGTTAATGATATCATTTATTTTTTGTTTTGTCAAGCTTTTTTTTGGTTTGTTTCCAGTTTATTTTAGAGTAATTGTCGCGAAATTGATTTGAGTTATTGTTTCGCGGCGAATCTCCTTTGCCGTTTTGATTATTTGATTTATTTTTACTCATACCATCAACAATAAAACTATAATCCCAATAATAAGAAACAACTCAATAATACTATTCCAACGATTAAACATAAATTTAAGAAAATTTTCATGATTTGAATATATTAACATAGATTGGTTATTTGGTCAAGCATAAAATGTAAGTGTAAGAATGTATATGACAGAACAACCAAGATTTGATGACTCTAGCGAGCTTGTACCGCATCGCAATTTTACAATACCTTTTAATTATGTGTGGGAACGCGAAAGTGCAAGATGGATTCCCATGGAAGAAGGTTTTGGTGGTTCATATTTGGATAACATAACATTCAATGCAAGTGCGTTTATTCATAAATTTGGTAGTAATCCCGAAATAAAAAATAGCGGATTATCAGTCGCTAGTCCCGAAACAATTTGGGATGGATCAAGTGAATATAATTTTCCAAGCGATGATGGAGAGGTTATGGAAATTGTTTCCACAAGCGGAAGCGACACTCAAGATGTAGTTGTGCAAGGTTTAGACGAAAACTTTATTGATAAAACTTGGACAGGCACGCTCACAGGATCAACTGCAGTTAATATAGGAACTTGGACTCGCATATTTCGAGCATATAATGATGGAGATGCCAATTTTGTGGGAGACATTACAATCAACCAAGTTGGCGGCTCG